TGTTCTAAGGCTGTAAGTTGTACTTGAGCGGAATCTCTGCCATAAGCAATGATCTGTTGTTGTAATTCTAGTTCGTCTTGATACCCACGAAGCCTGTCTTGAAAATTACTAACTTGTTCTTCTCCAGCCCTTTGCCTTACAAGAAAAAGCCTGTTTTCAGCTTCGATAAGTTCTCCAAGTAACTCTGAGTAGCGTTCACTACCAGTAATAATCTCCGCTAAAAAATTGTCCGAAAGTTCTTGGCCGGGGTATTGAGCTTGGATATAATCTCTAATCTGATCAAATTCATCCCTAAGCCTTTCAGCAGCCTCTTCTACGCCCTCAAGACCAAGAAGTTCTTCAACAGATCATTGCTTATGGCAGAGATTCCGCTCAAGTACAACTTACAGCCTTAGAACAAACCATTGAAGCCGAGAACCGTAGAATTGATGCTATGGTTGCCGCAGAAGAGATTACGGTTGCTCAGGGAGTTGCACTTAAAAATATTGCTGAACAGGCGATACGAGCAGCGGATGCAGCCGAGAATCTTCCTGACCCCTTAGAACAAGGTAGGACAGAAACAGAAAGGCTTGCAGACAGTTTTGCAGATGCAAACCGCGAATTTCAATTTATTATGTCGAGTGCCGAAGAAGCATCTGACAAAATAAAAGAGTCTAAAACTCAAGCGGAACTTCTTGCTGATGCAGTGAGTAGTATAGATTTTAGTAGGGCGCTTACACAAGCAGAAGCTTTCTCAAGGGCCTTGGGAGTCTCCCTCGTTACTGCCCGACAGATCATGGGGGTTTTGGGTGGTGGTGGACCAGCCTTAGGTACTGAAGAAAATTCTGTACTTGACCCGAGGTCCCCTAATTACATGCCGGGTCTTCAGGATTCCCTCAGCAACCAAGAACAACTAGAGAGTATCAGGGCTAATCTAGCTGCTGATGCTGAAGCGAGGGCTTCTGCGGCCTCCGGTGGTTCCGGTGGAGGCGGCGGTGGAGGTGGCTCTGCCCAAGAGTGGATGACCATGTTCCCCCGCCTTGAGGAGCAACTAAACTCTTACAATGAACGTGTAGAGGAAGCCGAAAGGTCTTACACACTTCTTGATGATGCTCTTGATGCAGGGATTATCTCTCAGGACGAGTATCTACAAAAAATGAGGGAAGTCGAGGCTCAATATGGACCCTTGGGACAAGAACTCGAAAAAGTCGGGGACATGGCCAAGGACATTGCCGGTATTGTAGGTAATGAATTGTCTTCTGCTTTTGCCTCTGTCATTGATGGGAGCAAAACTGTTGGGCAAGCCCTTATGGATTTTGCTCAAAATGTGCTTATGAAAGTGGCACAGATGCTCTTCGACAAACTTATCGTGAATCCTCTTATGGACGCACTTGGTGGTGCCCTTGGAGGTATTTCCCTTGGGGCTGCTAATGGCGCAGCCTTTACAAAAGGTGGTGTTCAAGCGTTTGCAGATGGTGGTGTAGTTAATAGTCCCACCCTGTTCAAGTTCGCCAATGGTGGTAAAGTTGGCCTTATGGGTGAGGCTGGTGCAGAAGCTATCCTTCCTCTGTCCCGTGGTTCCGATGGTAAATTGGGTGTCAAATCCCAAGGTGGGGGTTCTCCAGTCAATGTTGTGGTCAATAACTACAGCAATGAGCAGGCAGATGTGAAACAGAATGGTCAAGACCTTGAGATTACCATTGGACGAGTAATCTCTCGGGATATTCAAAACGGTGGACCTACCTATCGTGCAATGCGTAAGACATTTGGTCTCCGTCAACCTGTAACGACTAGGGGTTAATTATGGCAACTTGGCCTTCAACTCTACCCGGACTTGAACTTGGGGCTGAACTCAGTCAACAGCAGGCTTTTATCAGGACTCCTATGGACAATGGTCCAGCAAAACAGAGACGCAGGTTTACAGCAGTCTCTAGGTATCTTTCTGGCACAATGGTTCTTACAAAAACTCAAAAGGCAACCCTTGAAACTTTCTACCAAGATGATATTTCATATGGTGCAGACGTTTTTGACTACACCGATCCTGTAGATAACTCTACAACCGTTCCTGCTAGGTTTGTTCAGGCACCAAGTTTTACCGCTCGTATCGGTTCCGATAGTGGTGTAGACTGGTGGACCGCTAACATATCACTAGAACTTCTACCGAGTTAACATGGCCAGAACACTTCCAACAACTATCATCAACGCAATTTTTTCACAACAGACAAGTGAAGTCTTCTTGGTGTTGCTTACTGCTACTCACTCATCTTTTTCCGACGTGAGGGTAGTGAATAACACTGAAGTTGTAACCTCCAATGGAAATCTTTACTCACCTTTTCCCTTTGCTGTCATACTCCCACCCGACGCAGAAGACCTAAAGTTTGCAGCCAAAGTAACGATATATGATGCCGAGAGGGAAGTAATTGACAACCTCAGACTTGTTGCAGGTAGTAGAGAACGCATACAAATAAAACTAGAGGTAATTGCTGCAAGTGATCCAGATACAGTTCTACAAAGTGTTTCTGGCCTTGAGGTTCAAAATGTTACATACAACCAAGGTGCATTGAGTCTTGATGCCACGATCAATAACTTTCTAACGGAAGGGTTCCCCCGTGACAGCTTCTCTCCCGGCAATTTCCCCGGAGTCTTTTAATGACTATGTTGGTATCCCCTTCAAGTGGAATGGTTATGACCATGATGGGGTTTCTTGTTGGGGGCTGATGGTTCTTATCTACAAAGAACTTTGGGACATAAAATTACCACGTCACGATGAAATGGGTAAAGTAGTTGCTCAGGGTGGCAATCCGGGTCCAGAAACTTGGGTAAATGAATCCCTTTGGGTTCCTCTTGAACTTGGCTCCGAGACAACAGGGGATGCCCTCCATCTCTGGGGCATACACGCAGGAAAAAAGACACCCTTGCATGGGGGCATTATAGTTAAACCGGGCTTAGTTATACACGCAGAAGAAAATGCTGGTGTCGTGATTTCCAACTACAGAAGAGACAGCAGATACAACAAGAGGGTTATTGGGGCATATCGTGTTCGACTTGACTAACATCGAAAGTGAAGTTCTCCCGCAGGGCTACGTTAATGTAGTTGCTGTCCTTAATCCGTTCTCAGACGACCATAGGGCAACTGCTCAAATTCCTGCCGGACTGACTGTCAAGGAAATCTTTGACATGTTTGTGGAGGATGTTGGTCCAGAAGTCGAAGAGCATATGAGTGCTTTTGTTGATGGAGACTACATACCCCCGGCATGGTGGGACAAGGTTAGACCAAAACCTAACTCGACAGTGTTCCTCAAGCCTGTTCTGGGTCTTACAGCAGTCCTAGGGGTGTTGGCACCTATCGCGGGCAATTTAGCTGCGACTGCTGCTGTTAATCTTGGCCTTGTTGCGGCAGGCAGTCTTGGGGCTGCGCTTATCGGTGCAGCAGTCTCCTTTGGTGTTTTGGCTATTGGTCAAGCCCTCTTTGCACCCACTGAGCCAGATCGTCCAGACGGCCCCGCCCCGACTTTCTCCATTACTGGTGCAAGAAACAAGGCAGAACCATATGGGGCTGTTCCTGTGGTTCTTGGAACCCACCGCTTCGTCCCTCCTTATGGTGGTGTGCCTTATACAGAACCAGCGGGTTCAGATCAATACCTCCGTTTCGTTGTCGTGTGGGGCTATGGCCCGGTTGACGTGCAGGATGTGAAAATAGGTAACACGCCTCTCGAGCAGTTTCAGGATGTCGAGGTCGAAAATGATTTTGACGGCACTGCTACAGAACTTGGACTCTACCCTAGGGACGTAGACCAGCAGAGTTTGAGCATCGAACTCGGGTTCACATTTCAAACGCGGCGCACGGCAATTGACATTGACGAATTCAGCGCAACCGTGACTTTTCCAAACGGACTTATCAACATTGAGGATGACGGCGACACTAAACCGTATCAGCAGGAAGTCATTGTAGAGTATCGCAAGGTCGGAGACGCATCGTGGACGCGGCTCACAAGAGATTATATCGAGAGAGAAACCCGCCGCCTGTTTCGTATCAATTATCGGGCGACGGGCTTGGATCGCGGGCAATACGATGTCCGTTTGCGGATAACCTCCGACCCGTTCCCGGAGAACCCGCAGCGCATCCGAAACGTCACTTGGACCGCGCTTCGAGGCTTTGATAACAGTGACGACCCGGTCGAACTCGCTGGCATCGCAAAGAGTGCCTACAGGATTAGGGCTAACGACCAGCTAAACGGTGTTGTTGACCAACTCAATGCTATTGTATCTACAAAAATTCCTACGTGGAATGGCTCCAGTTGGACTGGGGAGAGTGTAAGCAACAACCCTGCTGCAATTTTCCGTTACCTTTTGACAGGTGCTCCTAACGCAAGAGCATTGGACTCCTCTAATGTTGATGACGATTATCTTGGTGAATGGTACGAATACTGTGAGGAAAAGGGTTACACTTACAATGAACCAATTACCAACAGGCGTCCTCTAAGGGACCTCCTGCAGAACGTAGCATCTGCTGGTTTTGCTTCCCCGTCTTATATTGACGACAAGTGGACTGTTATCATTGATAAACCAAAAGATACAGTCATCCAACATTTTACCCCTCGCAACACTTACAATTTCCAAGGTGGTATTCTGTATCCAGAAACACCTGACGCTTTGCGTATTCGCTTCAATAATGAGGAAAAGAATTATGAAGAAGATGAACGTGTTGTATATGACGATGGTAAAAACGCGAGTAACTCGGATATATTTGAAGTAATAAGTTTTCCGGGTCAGACTGATCCTGATAATGTTTACCGTCTTGGTCGTCACTTTCTTGCATCCTCTCGTCTTAGACCAGAGGTATTCACTTTTGAGGTTGACGTTGAGCACCTCATTGCTACAAGGGGTGATCTTTGTAGACTAACGCATGATGCTGCAATTATCGGTCAAGCTAGTGGTCGCCTCTCTGCAACTACATCTTCCACCATAACGCTTGACGAACCTGTTTCTGTAATTGCAGGGACTTCTTACACGATCAGAGTCAGGGACAACGACGGTAACACAAGAAAACTGACTTCTACTGCTCCAGAAACAGGGACGGTTTCAGTCATTAACGTAGGGAGTGGTAACGGTGACTTGGTATCAGCCGGTGACTTGTTTATGTTCGGTGTCAGTGACAACGAGAGTCTTGAGGTTCTTATTTCTGGCATTGAATACCTTGACGAGTTGTCCGCAAGAATAACTTGTGTGCCTTACGTGGGGGATATCTACAACTCTGCCCAATCAATACCCCCTTATGAAAGTAACTTGTCAGACCCTCGGGCTGCATCCTTTGTAGGGCCACCCGAACCTTTCATTGATGAGGTTGTAACAAATGAAGAGGCCCTGTTTAAAACTAGGCAAGGAGACCTTGAACCTCGAATCCTCGTCTATTTCACTCCCGCTTCTCCGCAGAACATCGGTTCGGCCTTCGTGACACAGACGCAGTTTATCCAAGCGCGCTACCGGGTTTCGGGGTCGAATGACCCTTATACATACGCGCCGCTCCGAGACGCTGGAACCGAGTTTATTCCGCTGACCGAGGTCGAGCAGGGCGTCGCGTACGATATCGACCTTCGCGCAGTAGACGGGACCGGTGGTGTATCGAAGCTCGTTCGCCTCTCGAATGTCTTTGTAGAAGGCGCTCTGAACAGGCCCCCTCCTGTAGACAGTTTTGGCATAAACACTGTAGGAAATCAGGCCCAAGTTGAGTGGACCTACTTGAACCCACCGATTGATGTAGTTGGGTTTGAGATTAGGGTGCATCCAGACCCTGATATAACCGACTGGTCTAAGATGTTGACTATCTCGGACCAAGTTCCGGTAGATGCCAGAAGTTTTACAGTTCCCGGTACTACTGGCAGTGCCGCGATTAAGCCTATTGATATATTGGGCAAAAGGTCAGAAACGGCACTTTACATAAACAGTTCCCTGCAGTCGGATATTGGAGATTTCACCCTAATAAAGAAATACGATCTCCCTGACGTTTTGTGGGATGCAAGCCTCAACCCGGAACTTGATTTTGTAACCTACTCAGACACATTCCTTAACGACCAAGACCTGAGTAGCCAGTCGCTTTTGCTTGATGACGATGGCGACCCAGTTTACACCGTGACCGACCCCGGTAATTTGCAACTTGGTTCCTCTCAAGTTTTGGCCGATTGGGATAATCTTGCTGATGTCATTGTTCTGACAGTTGGAATAATCCCCGAAAACTTAGATGATCCAGATGGCGGTTTTGCATCGTCTGGTTATCTGGAGTTTGGAAATCTTGATCTTGGTGGTTTTGTTGTTCAAGACGCCAGAGTTCGTGTTCTCACTGACTTGTCAGCACTTGGTCTTAACAGTTTTATGTATCAATGGACCACACTATCTTCAGTAGAAGAAATAAATGGTGGGGCCAACACGGATGGAGCAAGGGTATATGTCCAAGTTGCCACTACACAAGACACGGGCAGTTCTCCTACGTTCGGGAGTTTTCGTCGTGTCACTGTAGGGGATTATACCGCAGCACAGATGAAGTTCCGTCTTGTATTGGAAACTGATGATAACTATGTAACACCTGTTGTAGAGGATTTGCGTATCACCGTCGAAGCACCAACACAAGTAAGAACCGGACAAGACCTTACGGCTCTTGGGGGAACCTACAA